AATTTGAAAAAAATACTGAAAAAGATTTTGAAGCGCTATATGAACAAGCTAGAAAATTACCCAATGTAAATTATATTGGTTATAAACCTAATGAATATATTAGAGAAGTAATGCCTAGCTACGATATGTTTGTATACCCATCTATATTTGAAGAAACATCATGTGCATCAGCACTTGAAGCATTAGCTTCTGGTGTACATGTCATTACTAATAACTTTGGAGCTTTGTATGAAACATGTGCAGAGTGGCCTGTATACATTAATTACTCAACAAATTATGAACAAATGGCACAAGATACTGCAGGAGCAATCAATATAGCTGCTGATTATTTGCATGAGGGTTTCATGCAAGACCACCTGGAGGAACAACAAAAGTTTTATAAAAGATTTTATAACTGGCAAAAAAAGGGTATGGAGTGGACAAACTTTTTGAAAGGAGCTTTGAATGAAAGAAACAATAAATGAGGATACTTACCAAACACTTAAAGAAGTTGAGGTAACCCCATACGAGAAAGCCACTCTTCCTATGTGGAAACCGGACACCGGACAAAAAGAAACAAAGAAAGTAGTTAAATCAAAATACAGCCTAATGATTTGCACACCTTGTCATAGTGATGTGACTATGCATTACACACAAGCTCTTCTAGAACTACAACAACTTTGTATTAAAAAAGGAATTAAAATTACATTTACTTTATTAAAATCATCTTTGGTAACGCAAGGAAGAAACTTATGTACTTCAGCTTTTCTAGAGTCAAGTTGTACACACATGTTATTTGTAGATTCGGATATATATTTTAGAGCAGACTCTATTATAAAAATGTTAGATTTGGATAAAGAATTGATATCTATTCCTTATCCTCTTAAAACAATGATGTGGGATAAACTTTATAAAAAATGGAACGATGGTGAAGTAAAAAACCCTGGAGACATACATAGATGGTTGAATACTTATCCTATGAGAGTAGAGAACCCAGAGAATATAAAACTAGATAATGGTGTTATGGAAGTTACACATAGTCCTACAGGATGTATGATGATCAACAGAAGCGTGTTTGACAAGATGATAGAAAAATACCCAGACAAAAACATAGTTCAAAAGACAGTAATAAATGGGGAGTACGTAGATAGACCTAATCTATGGAACTTTTTTGATTGTATACACGACCCTGAAACAAAGACTTATATGGGTGAAGATTTCTCATTCTGTAAGCTTTGGAAAGATATTGGTGGTAAATGCTATGTATATGTTAATGACCCAATCATCCATGTGGGGGAACACCAATACGAAGGTTGTTTTTTAGATGAGTTGAAACTAGCCAAGTAAAATGGTATTATTTTTACTTTAAGATCTTAAAAGGAGAATATATTTAATGCTACAATTCTTACCCTATGCACTAGCCGCTTACGGTGGTTATAAAGGATATAAATCAAGTAAAGACGCAGGTGGTTCAGGGATCCAAAGATTACTTGGAGGAGTTACCGGAGCAGCCATGGGATATTATGGTGGTAAAGGTGTTTTAGCAGGAGGATCTAAATTAGGTTTACCAGGCATGCAAACAGCTTACAGTAATTTTACTCCATTCACTTCATTACCTGGAATGGATAAAGTACCTTTCATGAATGCTAAAGATGCTATGATTGATGGAGAACCGGATAAAAGAAACATGCTTCAAAAACTTCTACAAAGAAAAAGAATGGTAGATGGAGAATTTACAGGAGAGTACGAATTTGATCCTACAAAAGCAGGTATAGCAGCAGGAAGTTTAGCTTATTTATCTGGAGCATTTAAACAACAACCAATAGATCAGTTCCAACCAACTTACAATTTAGGTTATGCTGAGTTCGCGGAGAACTCGCCTGGTTATTCATATATTGATCCAACTACTGGAGAAGAAAAAAAATATGAAAAAGTTTATATACCTGAAGCAAATAGACCTGATAATGTTGAGAGAATGGGTCCTTACGAAATCGCAAGAACAAGATTAAAAACAGGGGGCTTAGCTGAAATAAAAAAATTCAATGAAGGTGGTATAAATTATCTTCCATCAAAAGTTTCACACGATGAAAACGATGCTAACAATTATGTTAGAGCTTCTGGATATGTTGAAGATGGTGCGGGTGTTGGAGATAAGGATGAAGATACAATGTTAGCTCAATTAGCAGATGGGGAATTTGTAACACGTGCAGATGGTGTATTAGGTGCTGGAATTATTGCTGGAGCAAATCCGAATAGCATGAAAGATATGAGAGAAAAAGGTGCTCAATATTTTTACGATCAGCAAAAGAAATATAAAAGAGTGTTTGATTTAATTAAGGATAATAATGAAGCAAACAAAGAAAAAAATTAAACCATTAGTAAATGTAATATCTGTTGAACCTAAAGATGTCGAAAGATTTTGGCCCTTAACAGAATTTATGGTTGCTGAGGCATTAAAATATTCTGGTCAGTATGCAAATTCAAAACATATTTATGATTATTTAAAAAAAGATTTGATGCAATGTTTTATTATGTTTGGTTCAGATGAAATGGAAGAGAATAAAGTTTTTGGGGTAGGTATTACTAGAGTATCGGAAATGCCTAATTTTAGTCAACTAGAGATTGTCATATGTACTGGTAAAAGAAGGGACTTATGGGAGGATCAATTTGTTGATATAATAACGAAGTTTGCAAAAAGTAACAATTGTAAACGCTTATGTCTTTGGGCTAGACCTGGTTGGGAAAAAGTTTCCAAAAAATGGGGATGGCAAAAGAAACACGTACAACTAGAGAAATGGATTAATAAATGAGTTTTATAGGCGGATTATTTGGAGGCGGTGGACAACCACAATCTTCTCCTACATCACAAACAACTTTTGTAAGAGAAGCACCAGGCATAGAAGAAAGAAAAATAGAATTGATGGACATTGCGCGACAGGTAGCGCAAAAACCAGTTAATCTCCCAGACTATCAAGTAGCAGGATTAGGTGCTTTAGAAAGACAAGGAATTCAAGCAGCCGGGCAAACAGGTGTCGGAAGTGGTGCGGTTGGTCAAGGTATAACTGGAGTACAAGGAGCAATGGCTCCTGTAGGTGCTCAACAAATATCTCAATATTTAAATCCTTATCAACAATATGTTACAGATGAAATTTCAAGACAAGGACAAATGATGCAACAACAACTAGGAGCTAAAGCAATAGGTGCTGGAGCTTTTGGTGGTGGAAGAGAAGGTGTACAACAAGCAGAATTACAAGGTAGAACTTTATCTGAAATGGGTAGAGCACAAGCTCAAGGATTTAATACAGCATTGCAAGCAGCACAGAATCAACAAAGAGTTGGTTTACAAGGTGGGCAATTATTAGGTGCGTTAGGCGCACAACAACAACAAATGGCTCAGGGAGACATACAACAAATGATGGCTGCAGGAGGATTAGAAAGACAATTAGCTCAAGCAGCACTTGATGCACAAAGACAATCTACATTACAACAACAATACGAACCATATCAAAGAGCAGAGTTCTTAAAAAATATGTACGCAGCTGGGCCTACTACTCAATCTTCAATTACAATGGGAACTGCGCCAGGGGCGGCTCCGTTAGCACAATCAATAGGTACAGGTTTAGGAGCTTTCCAAGCATTCTCAGGAACAAGGCAGGCGTAAATGAATAAAGTTTTATTAAGACCTTTATTTAGAGAGGCGTACTTAAAAAAAACTGAAAAAAAATTACCTGTTAAAAAATTTAACGTAGGGGGATTTTCTAAGGTAGAAAAAAGAAATCTACTTCTAACTCCTATTACGTCAGCGTTATTACAAGCAAGAAGAATGCCTGGAGAAAGTCAGCTAGGTTCTGTATTCAGAAGTATTGGTAAGGGTATGGAGAAATTACCACAAACACAATTAGCTATTAAACAAATAGAACTTGAAGAACAAGCAAGAGAAGAAAGAAAAAAGGAAAAAAAATTTGCATCTTCTAAAAAAGTATTAGATCAAGATACAGGTAAAGTAATTTTTGCAGACGAAGAAACTATTCAAACAACATACTCATCAAAACAACCGAATCAATTTAGATATGTTCCAGTGCCTGATGCTGAAAAGGCAGGTAAACCTACGAAAGTTTTTGATACAGAAACACAAAGCGTAGCCTATGCTCCACAAGGAGATATTTTAACTGCTAAAAATTCTAGTGGAGAGTTAAGATATTTACCAGTAGGAAAAGAAGATTCTTTGGTTAAAGCTTACCCTATAATAGACGGAGTACAAAGCGATACTTCTCAATTTGTAACAAAATCACAAATTTTAGAAAACCCAGAAGGGTTTGTTCCTGTTGAAGGTAATTTAGAAATGATGATGAAAATGAAAGACATCGATAGAATGAAAAAACAAAAAACAGATGCAGAAAATGCTATGTTAGCGGCTAGAGATGTTGGGGAAATTATTACTAGAATTGAAAAAGATGTAGCTAAACAAGGCGCTTTCACTGGTAATGCAGCAGATACAGTATTAGCTATAACAGGCATGACAGGATTTATTGATTCTTTTGTAAGCAGAAACAAACAAAAAGAAGGCAAACTATTTACTCAACAGTATCAAGATACCGAAGATGCAATAGGTCAATTAACAAACGAAGATAGTCCTAACTTTAATGCAAAAATAACTGCCTACTTAAATGCACCAGAAACACAGGCAGCAAAAACATCTATCATTAATTTAGCTTACGCAATTGCTAAAGCTAGAGAGCCTGGTGGAAGATTTAGTGTACCTGATATTGAATTAGCTTTACAATCAATTGGAGAAAGTTCTAACAAACAAACTTTCTTAGCAGGTTTAAGAAGAATAGGATTAGAGATAACAGGTAGAGCACTAACAGATTATGAAACTATATTTAATGTAACAAGAGATGAAATACCAAAAGGATATAACAAGGTTGGTGATCAATATAATTATTTCTCAGGTGTACAATTTACTGAACAAGATAAAAATAAGATAGACCCTAAAAATTTATTTGGAGCAAACTAATGGCACTTTTATCAGTAGCAAATGTTGACGAATACAGACAGCAGTATGCAGAGGAATTAGCTGCGCAAGAAGAAAAATTAGGAGCACCTATAAGTAATGAATTGATTACAGAAAAAATATATGGTGTTATATCTCAAAAAGCAGATGTAGATTATTTTTCTTTTTACAAAGCTTTTAATCCAGATGGTAAATATTCTAATATAGATTCTTTTAGGGAAACAATTAAAGATAAAGATTTAAACGATACGGAAATTATAAACAAAGCTTACGGTGAGTTACAAAACACAGGTAAAGTAAGATTTAAAGATTTTGTAAATACCTTTGCACCTAAAGAAGAAGATTTAAGTGAAGCAGTAAAAAGAGATTTTAATATTATTGGTTTAAATATACCGGATGTGGAATACTCAGTGAAAGAAATAGCGGAAATGAGAGGAGTTAATCCTGATACAGATGTAGGATTAGCGGAAATAGGCTTTGCACAAAGCTTAGCAAGAAATGATGCTAACGAAGTTTTAGCTTCTAAAAAAGTTTTATCAGATTATTTTGGTCAAGAAATTCCACTAAGATATGGCCCCGAAACAGAAGAGTTAGAATTTTTAAATCCTAAAACAGGAGACTATGAATTATTAAATAAACCAGGCATAGATGCTGGGGATATGGCAAAGTTTGGATCAACTGCAGCGGTTATAGTTCCAGAAATTGTTGCTACAATATTTGCAACTGGTGCTACAGGACCTACAGGAGGTGTAATTACCTCAGCAGCTACGAGTGCTGCATTAGAAACAGCTAGACTTGCTCTAGGTCATCAACTTTATGGTATCAACCAAACAGAAAAAGGTTTTACTGATTACCTTAAAAATGAAGGTAAAGACATGGCTGTTTTAAACGGAGCGCTAACAACAGCTGGTTTTACTGTACCTAAACTTTATCGAATGATTAAACAATTTAGAAATATGGGTAAAATAAATGCTTCTGATTTTGGTGGGACAATTAAAAATGCGGAACAAGCTCAAGAATTAATTACAAAAATAAATGATAGATTAATAACTTTAGGTACTAAGAAAAAATTAAAATTTACATTAGGACAAGCAGGAGATGACGCTGAACTACTAGCATTACAAAACGCTTATGAAAGCAATCCTAAATATGGTGTAAAAGGAATTTTTGATAGTTTTAATAAGGAACAAGCTGAAGCATTAGATACATTTTTTCTTTTAGCAAGTGATCCATATAACTACAAAGGTATATCAGGTAAAGATAATATATTATCAGATGAGTTAGGTAAAAAAATACAAAATGTAATCCTTCAAAGATTAGAACCTAGACAAAAAATATTAACTAAAGCTTTAGAAGCAGCAGAAACAGATTTAACTGAAGCAGTTATAAAACTTCCGGGAGGATCTCAAAAAGAAGCAGGACAATCTATTAGGGGAGTGATTGATACCTTGTATAAGGATTTTGATGAGCTTTACGATCAAAAGTACACAACTCTTTTTGCAACAGGTAAAGGAAGAAAAGTAGGTACTGATATAATAAGAGAAGCGGTGAAGAGTTTAAACAAAAGACAAAAAGATACATTATTTAAAAAATACCCAGATATAAAAACTTTTTTTAATGCACCTAAAGGTAAAACAGTATCAGTTAATACGTTAAAAAATACTTTAAGTGATTTAAGAAAATTTGATAGAAGTATTAAAAAAGGAACATTACCAATAGAGGGAGAACCTGTAGAGGGTGCTGTATCAAAGTTAATAGGCTCTATAAAAGAGCAGTTTAAAAAAAGCTTAGGTCAAGACGATGTTTGGTATAAACAGTTTAGAACACTAGATCAAGAATACGCTACTAATAAAAAACTATATAGAGGAACCATAGGAAAATTATTACAAACAAAAGATGGTGTTTTAAAAATAGCAGACGAAGATGTGTTTGCTCAAACCTTTAAAAAAGGTGCTGGTCAAGAAATGAGAATAGATCAGATTTATGAATTATTAAAAAGAAAACCAGAATTTATCCAAACTTACAAAGACTCTATATTGAAATCTTATAAAACATTTGTAGATCCTGCAGACACTGGAAAGATTAATTTAGTAAAACATCAAAAATTTTTAAATGATTACAAATACGCTCTTGAAACATTCTTTGGTAAAAAAGGTTATAAAGAGATTACTAAAGTTGGTAACTTAGCTAAAAAAGTTAATGAAACATCTCTCAAAAGAGATAAAATAATGAAACAACTGGGAACTACTACAAAAGGTAAATTAGAGAATATGGACCCAGATAAAATTTTTCAATACTTATACAATAATAAATCACCTACAACTTTAAATAAAGTTATGACGATTATCAGACAGGATGATAATTTATTGAAAGCTTTTCAAACAGTTGCCAAGGACGATTTAATGTTTAAAGCAACTAACAATAGAGGGCAATTTGTATTCGATAAGTTTGCAGATTATATGAAAAATAATAAACAAATTTTAGAAAGAACTTTTGCTGACAACCCTCAGTACGTAAAAGATTTATCTTTGTTTAGAGATGCTTTGGAAGTAACAACTAGAAAATCAACTCAAAAAACTATTAGTAAAGCAGAAACTGCTTTAAATGATATTATTAGAGCTAGACTTGGACAATTTACAGTAGCAGGTAGAACATTTACCGCTTTGAAAAAAATATTTAGATCGGATATTGATAGACAATTAGCAGAAATAATGACAGATCCTAAAAAATTAGATCAACTTCTAAGTTTAAAGAATGTGAAAACAACTTCAGACACAGCTAAACAAACTATATCTAGATTGTTCGGTTACTATATGTTTGATGAAAAATTCTTTGAGGATGATGAATACAGTCCATTAATTATTGATGCAGTCAATAACACAAAAGTATCCGAAGCTGTAATTGATGCGCAAGAAGGAGATGATCCAGTAGAATTAGCAGAATTAGAAGGTAGTAAATTACCTTTAAACTTGACAGCAAGTACAGCTGCTCCAGGAGCAATGCCACCAATGGCCCAACCTCAAGGAATAGCGGGAGTGCAGTCAAGACAAAACTATGAAGCAATGTTCCCTGACGATGTTTTAGGAACAGCTATATCTAAAAGAGGAATCGCATAATGACTAAATCAGCTCTAGAAAAAATTGAGTCTCACGAAAAATTATGTAGAATAATGCAAAAACAAACACACGATAGAATGGAAAAAATAGAAGGTTCCATTGGAAGAATAGAAAAAATATTAATAGGCTGTGCTAGTGGTTTACTAGCCGGTATGGGTTTTATTATTTTTGAACTACTGACAAGGATATGAAATGGTCGCTCCTGTCCTTGGCCTTCCTGCATTATTACAAGCAATAGCTACAATTGGCGTTGGTGGAGCCGTAGGATATAAAGCACAAAAAGATTTACAACCAGTAATAAAATCGTTAAAGAACAGTCCGGAAGATATGGATAGTTCAGAATTAAAAATGTTACGGGCACTATTGCTGCCTAACCAAGCTGTAGCTCAAGAGTTAAAAGATATGACTACTTCTAGATCTGTTAAAGCAACAGGAGATGGCCAAGTATTTGCTCCCGATGCAGATGAAATAGAAAAACAAAAAGAAGATTTAGAGATACTTTTGAAACCACCCACAAGAGCACCCGAACCAGTTAAACCAGTCATAGAAATATTTCCTGGGGATACGTTAGAACCTCCGCAAATACCAACTACAGAAAAACCTGAAATACAAACAAAAGAAAGTTTTCCGGATTTATCAGAAGAAATAAATAAACCACAAATATTTGAGCAAAAAGAAAGTAAAGGTATTATGGGAACAAATTCTCAAGAGGGTGGAAAAATAATTAAAGATGTGACTGCCGGAGTATCAGCACAAGAGGATGCTGTACCTAGTTTATTAGAACAAGGAGCACTAGCAAAACCTATTAAAGATTTCTTTAATGAAGATGATCAAGTAGTAAATTATAAAATTGGTGACACTATTGGAGCTTATGGAGGAACTGTTGAAAGAAGTTTGGATATAGAAGCAAATGTAAAACCTGATTTTAACATAGATACATTTGGAGAAGTTATAAAAGAAAGAGCAAAACAATTTAACCAAGATGCTGTGTTTGTTGCTGAATCGGTTCCGGCAGATTTTGAAGGAGCAAACGTAGGCTTTAGTTTAGATTTTGGTTCTGATTTAAAAATGAAAGATGCTTTAGATGTGTCTGGAAAATTATCAGAGACAGCTCAGTTAGATGGTTTTACTTTTAAAGTTAAAAATTTAGATACATCAGGTTCGTCAATATATTTACCACAAAATATTATAGATGCAGAGTTGACAGAAAAAGCTATTAAAAGATACGGGATAACTGATGAAATTAATAAAGCAGGTTTCATGATGCCTGATGGTAAAATGTTAAATTTTTCAAGAAACGGAAATGTAAGGGACACCGAACACCGGAGAATCAATCTGACAATGGGTGGTTCTGACGTAAATGATTTTGGACCAATGTATGATTTTATGAACAAGACCGGTGCTATAAGATTAACAGGTAATGCTAATAGACTGTATGCAGAACTATCTTCTAAACCATCTAATACACAACTAAGAAAAATTGTTGATGAATATAACAATAATAGAGAAAAATATGATTCAATGATTATAAGTATTACAGTTCCCGGCAAAGAAAAAGGTAGCGGTCAGTTTGGTCAACCAAAAATAGAAGCACAAGAAAAAGGTATTGATCTAAGAAAGCAAGACTATAGATTACCAAACGAAGCTTTTTACGAAGTTAATGGAGAGAAAGCAAATGCTACAGATATTTTAAATAAATTTAAATCTACTGATGTAGCAGGCAAAACATTTACTGGTATCAGACAGTTAAACATTCCTGATTTTTCAAATATTTCTGATCAAGAAGCGTTACAAAAAATAAGAAATTTACAAAACAATATGGGTAAGTTTATTGAATCTACTGGATTAAAAACTCTGGACAAACCTAAAACAAAATTCTATAACACTAAACTATACACAAAAGGAAAAGATTATTAATGGCTACAGTAAAAGGATTATACGATTTAATTAAAAAAGAACAAGCTGAAGGTAAGCCTATAGGCATGTTTGAACAATCTATCATCGATGCTTATGAAGCAGGCAAAGATGATAAAAAAACAAAAGAAGTAGATGTTTCATTTGTAAAAAATAAAGATGAAACTAATTAAAAAATATCCTTACACACATTACAATCGTTTTTCAGACACTACCGGTAGAAAATATTTAGTAGGTCAAGCTAAAGTTCCAAGTGTAACAACAATACTATCAGCCACTAAAGACAAACGTTTTTTAGAAAATTGGAGAAGAAAAGTGGGTAATGAAGAAGCCGACAGAATAATGAGACAAGCATCTACTATTGGTACAGAAATGCATCAAGTATTAGAGTACGCGTACAACGGACAAGGGTATTACAACGCTAACGAAGAAACAGGTAAACAGCCTAGGATGATGGCTAAAATAATATTACAAAATTTAAAGATAGAAGAAGTTTGGGGTAATGAAGTATCTTTAGAATACGAGAACCAGTTTGCAGGGACAACGGATCTTGTAGCACTAGCGTATGGTAAACCGTCCATAGTAGATTTTAAACAAGCAAACAAACCTAAACGAGAAGAATGGGTAGATGATTATAAGTATCAACTAGGAGCTTACTATCTTGCACATAAAAAAAACTACGGGCCTATCGAACAAGGGGTGATTAGTATTTGCACAAGAGATCTTCAATACCAAGAATTTAAAATGAATGAATCAGATTTAATGGAGTATGGAGATAAGTTTTTAGAAAGAGTAGAACAATTTAAAAAGTTACAATAACCAATCTTTAAGTTCTTCTTCCCCTAAAGTTTTTGCAGCTATCTGTCCTTTTATAGTTAAAGCTTTCATAATTTTTTCATCTATAGTATTTTCAGTTATAATATCAATAATCACAACAGTTCCTGTTTGCCCTGATCTATGAGCTCTGTCTTCAGATTGTTTTCTTACTTCTAAGTTATAGTTGTTAGAGAAGTAAACAACTGTATTAGCAGCAGTTAATGTTAGACCATAACCACCTGTTGTTGGATTGCTTACAAAAAATCTTACCTTAGGATCATTTTGAAATAACTCTATAGCTTTCTGTCTATCTTTAAGTTTGGTGGCCCCATATATTTCAACAAAAGATTCTTTACCATATTTAGTATTAAGAAATTGTTTTATCTGTTCAATGTTATAAATGTAATTAGCCCATATAATAATTTTATCATCTGTTTCTTCTATAATTTCTTCAAGAGCATTAATTTTTTGTTTACCAAACTCCATCATTTTTCCATCATCGTCCTTACAAAAACCATTAGTTAATTGATGTAGTTTTATCATCTCGGTTAATTTGTTACTGAAAGATATAGTAGAGTCTCCAATGATTGCTAAAGCACGTCTTCTAAGTTTTTCATATAAGATACCTTGTTCACTAGACATAGTGACATGTCTTTTTTGTCTTACTTTAGGTTTTAAATCTAAACATTCATCTTTACGAACTCTAAAAGAAAACTTATCTAATTTATGTTCCAATTCCTCAATGTTTTTGTAGTATTTAGGTATACTAATAAAACGGTTGGCCCCCATTTGTATTTGATGCATTTCAGCATATCTATTTCTAAAAGAATAAAAACTCTCAAAACCTAATAGTTTAGGATCTAAAAAATAACACTGAGAGTATAAATCAAGTGGGGATTTAGTCACTGGAGATCCAGTTAAAATTCTTCTAAATTTAATATGTTTACTAAGAGATAAAATGTATTTAGTTCTTTTAGCTTTTGGATTTTTAATCGTAGTAGACTCATCAATAACAGCAAAATTTTTAGGAAATTTTTTAAGAAAAGACTCTGCCTCTTTATACCCGTTTTTACCACTTAGGGCCTCTACATTCATTAGAAATATTTTAAGTTTTTTACTTTTTAAGAAAAAATTCCAGCTTTTAGGCTTATCTAATTTCCATTGAAATATATCTCTACCTACTACATCTGGTAGGTGCGCTTGTATTTCTTTACTCCATATAGTGTATACAGATTTTGGAGCAATAATTAATACTGTATCAATTTCTTTTCTTAAATATAAATACCCAATATTATCAATAGCTGTTTTAGTTTTACCAGTACCCATCTCCATAAAATAAGCATATGAATTTTCTTCAGCTGATTTATTTAAAGCAGTTCTTTGGTGTTCAAAAGGTTTAGTCTTATACGGGTATTTCCATTCCATCAAAATTATATTAATTTTTTTCTTGCATTAATCAAGAAAATAATTATTAAGGCTCCAGGAGGAAAATATGGAAAACTTAAATATAGAAAAGTTCTCAAATATCGAGTTAGGTAAAGACGAAGTTGAATCTATTTCTGATAAATGTAATGAACTAAAAAGTCTTCATAAACAAATTGAAGACAAAGAAGAAGAAATTTCTGAGCTGAAAAAAAAGGCCAAAGAATATGAGGAACGAATAATTCCTGATATGATGCACGAGGCAGGAGTTCAAAAGCTTGAGCTTAAAGACGGTTCAAAGGTTGAAGTAAAACCTTTTTATGCTGCTAAAATTCCTGAGTCGAGAAACGATGAGGCTTTTAGTTGGCTTAGAGATAACGGTCATGGAGACATGATCAAAAATATCTTAACGGCAAATATAGACAAAGGAAAAGACAATCAAGTTTCTGAGTTAATCAAAATTTGTGATGATCTTGGATTTGCATATACTCAAAAACAGAAGGTTGAACCTATGACCCTGAAGGCATTTGTTAAAGAACAAGTGGAAGAAGGAAAGCAGGTTCCATTCGACATGTTTGGAGTGTATATTGCTAATAAGACAAAAATAACGAACAAATAATAACGGAGTAACTATGAAAATAAATGACAAAAAAGAAGTCGCTGTCAAAGAAGTTGGTGGCGCTGTTGCAAATATAAATTTGGAACAATTTGCAGACGAAGGTTTTGAAAATGTAGACTCAAAAAGTTTGGCTTTACCATTTTTAAAAATACTTGGTCAACTATCTCCACAAGTAACGCAAGGAGATTCACAATTCATATCAGACGCAAGACCTGGTATGATTTTTAACACTGTAACTAATCAATTATATGATGGTCAAAAAGGAATTTCAGTAGTTCCATGTTTTTATAAGCTTGAGTATATTGAGTGGAGAGACAGAGGTATGGATGGAAGTTCAGCACCTGTAAATATCTATCCTGCAGACAGTGATATAATGTCGAAAACTAACAGAGACGATAAGAATAAAGATAGACTCGAAAACGGAAATTACGTTGAAGAGACTGCTTCACATTACGTCTTAATTGTGGAAGACAAAAATGTATCTAGCACTGCTATGATGACTATGAAATCTACTCAAAGAAAAAAATCTAAAAAGTGGAATTCAATGATGATGTCAGTGAGAGAGAAGAAAAAAGATGGATCAGGTTATTTCAAACCTGCACCATTTACTCAAACGTACACTCTTAAAACTGTACTAGAAAAGAATAATTTAGGTTCTTGGTATGGTTGGGAGATTGAACATGAGGGTACAATTCAATCGAGCGATGTCTTAGAGTCTGCTTATAATTTTTACAAAAGTTGTAAGCAAGGAGCTGTAAAAGTTAATCACGATAAAGAAGAGTCCACGGAAAAATCACCATTCTAGTATGGACGTACTTGACAAGACCCTGGGGGAGTTTATAGAACTCTTCCAGGGTTCACTCACATATTTTGGAGCTTCTAAACCGTTAGGCCAAACGCGTAGCCGGGACGGGAAGCAAGAATTTAGGCATTGGGTTGAACCCAAACCAATGACTAAGGATCATTGGTTACAACATTTAAAAGGAGAAGCTTACTATGGATCCGTTCCCATTCGAGATGATAATACATGCAGTTGGGGGGTCATCGATGTTGATCGTTATAATATACAGCATAAGGACGTTATATCGGTTATACGGAAAAGGAAATACCCACTCGTCCCATTCAGATCAAAATCCAACGGACTCCATTTAATATTATTCATTGACGGTGTTGTCGAAGCTTCCGACATGCGTAAAAAATTAATTGAGCTTGCTTCTGATTTAGGTGTTAATGATACTACAACAGATATTTATCCTGCCCAAGACAAAGTAGATCTTACCCCGGAAAAGTGGGACGACAAACATAAAGGAAGTTATGTAAACCTTCCTTACCAAAAAGCGCACATGACAACTAGAGTTGCAATGGATGATGATGGTAACTCGATTAAATTAGAAGATTTATTTGAATTTGTAAAACAACATAAACTTACCCCAGAAAATTTTAAAAAATTAAAAGTATTTCAAGACGATGAAACAAAAGATTACCCACCTTGTGTAGTTAACTTTATGAAAAACAAAGTGCAAAAAGGTGAGGGCCGTAACGATGCTATGTTTAATGTAGCTGTATTAGGTAAAAAAATTAATCCAGATCCCGTCATGTACCAAGATTGGACACGTAAGATGATGGGTAAAGTATGTTCTGAGGAATTACATCCAAAAGAATTAGAAAATATTTTTAGAGGAGTTGAAAATAAAGAGTATGCTTATAAATGTAAAACATCCATAGCTAGAATGCATTGTTCTTCAAGCACATGTTTGAGACGTAAGCATGGTATTGGGGCTAATGAAGCTATACCTGAAGTTGGAAAACTTGTTAAAATAAATTCATATCCGGAACCTTATTGGATTCTTCCCATACAAGGAAAGTCAGTTAGATTATCTACAAAACAATTATACCAACAGCAACTATTAGGAGAGCAATTATTAAATTATGATATTGTTTGGAGACCTCTTAAAGCATCAAAAAGAGATCCAGATCCTTATAGAGATTGGCTTGAAGAATTAGTCTCTAACAAACAAGACATGGAAGGATTTGATGCTCATGAAGAACAGAATGATGTATTTAATTCAAGGTTATCGCAATTCTTAGAAGATGTAGAGGATACCACTGAGTTTGATCAAATAGACTCAGGAAATATTTGGATAGATAAAGTAGAGATGAGATTTAAATTAGAAACGTTTAGAAAATTTATGAAAAAGATGGGGTACAATTGGTCCGAAAAAGATTGTACTAAATTCTTAGAAGCAGGGGGAGCAGTGCCTAAGAAAAAATTTCAAAACATTGATACACGTCATTGGATTGTTAAATTACCAAAACAAACAGAGCATAAAAACAAAGATGTTAAATTCGTTAAACAAAAAGCTGCGTGGGAAGACAATTAAAATTTTTGGGCCACCCGGAACTGGAAAAACTGAGAATCTTTTAAGAAGAGTTCAACGTTTTTTAAAACAAGGAATATCTCCAGAAGAGATATGCTACATATCTTTTACTAATAAAGCGGTAGATGAATGTGTTGGACGTATTCGTAAAAAGTTTAAAGAATATGATGAAGACAGCTTTCAATATTTTAGAACCTTACATAGTTTGGCTCGACAGCAGTTTGCTGAAATACCGGTGTTAGATCCTAAAGCAGATTTGTTAATGTTTCATACACAATACGGAACGGTAAAAGTAAATTTTAAAAATGAATATGATGATGTAAAAGTTTATAACAATTGGTCGCTTCAAATTTATGATAGAGCAAGAAACATGAAAGTAGATCCAGTTTGGTTATATAAACAACAACCGAGAAAAGCGGTACGTTTACAACAGTTCAAGTCAATTATTGCGGGATACGAGGAGTTTAAAACAATGGAAATGGATAACGGACAACGGACAGCGGACAGACTAGACTTCACCGATATGGTAAAGAAATTTATAGATGATGCGGGACAACTTCCTATAAAAGTTTTGATGGTAGATGAAGCTCAAGATTTAACCCCGTTGCAGTGGGACATGGTTGTTAAAATTGCAAAAAATGTTTGGAGAGTTTACATAGCAGGAGACGATGATCAAGCAATCTATGAGTGGAATGGGGCTGAGGTAGAATATTTTCAAAGCTTTCCTGGAAGAAATGTAATTTTAAAAAAATCAGTAAGACTTAACAAAGACGTACATTTTTTTTCTAAATGTTTATTGTTAGGTATGAAAAACAATAGAGTAGAAAAAGAGTTTTATTCAAATGATAAAGATGGGGCCATATATTATTGGAATACTTTAAAGAAAGTACCTTGGAATTTAACTGGTAGTTGGTTAATCTTAGCACGTATCAATGATGTTAAAAAAGAACTACAAGAAGAAGCTAGGAATTTATCTCTTTATTATCAAGATGTTAAAGGCAATAAATCTTTTGACATGAATCAGTTCAAAGCTATTCAATATTGGGAAAAAATATGTGAAGGGGGAAGCATTACCAGAGAAGAAGCTTGCATTATGTATGAGTATTTACTAAACATAGACCATGGATTTAGGTCTCAAGACAGTAAAAAATGGTCGTTTGCTCATCCTAATCAGGTATTTAACTTTGACGAATTACATTTAAGATGTGGTATGACAGATAATAAGGGCCCTTGGTTAAAAGTTTTTAAAAGAAAATTTAAAGAAAAAGATAAGCAATATTTTTTAAAAATGATTAAGGAAGGTGTAGATTTAAACCAACCTCCTAAAATTATTATAGACACAATACACCAGGTAAAAGGAGGAGAAGCAGATAATGTTGTATTATCTAGTAAATGTAATTTTCCTTCACACTTTGAGAAAAAAAATTTAGCAGAGAAAATAAAAGAACTTCGGGTTTGGTATACGGGTGCAACCAGATCAAAGGGAACACTTCACTTGTTAGGCACTCATCATCAATTTAATTTTCCTTTAGGAAAATATTACAAACTATACGAGGCTAATTATGTCAGATAAAAATATGTTCGATGAAGCTTTTCCTCAAGATAAACAAATTGGGGGATCTCACTACCAACACTATTTAATTCAACCCTATGAATTTATATCTAAAAACGAACTCACGTTTTTTCAAGGAAACGTTGTAAAATATGTTTTGAGATATCCATATAAAAATGGTATAGAAGATCTTGAAAAGATAAAACACTATTGCGATTTAGAAATTGAAAAAATTAAAAATGCCAAAAAAGAAAAGTAAAATAATATTGTGTGAGAAATGTAATGATTTTGCGGCTGTGATAATTCACAATTATAATTACTACTGTGCAGAGTGTGCACTTTTCATAATGAATATTCCATACAAAAAAGCAACATTCATAGAGGATGCAAATTTAAGTAGGAAGGTACAATGACTCATCAATTAAATTTTATATACAATGATTCTGATTGGGTGTGTCCTTCAGAATATCCAGATTTATCTCAGGCAAAAGAAATTGCAATCGATCTAGAAACTAAAGACCCAAATATTAAAACTAAGGGATCAGGTTGGGCAACCTTTGATGGCCATATCGTAGGTTTTGCAGTTGCTGCGTTTGATCAACAATGGTACTTCCCAATAGGCCATGATGCAGGTGGTAATATGGATATTTCAATGACCACTGCTTTTATACAAGACATTCTCAAAACTCCTGCAACTAAAATTTTTCACAACGCTAGTTATGATGTGGGTTGGTTGTTGGTAAATGGATTCGAGATTAGAGGTAAAATAATTGATACTATGATTGCGGCCGCAGTAGTAAATGAAAACAGATTTAGTTTTAGTTTAAATGCTTGTGCTAAAGATTATTTAGGTGAGATAAAAAATGAAACTTTCTTAAATGAAAAAGCTAAAGAATGGGGTATAGATCCTAAAGCAGATATGTGGAGATTACCCGCAGGTTATGTAGGTTTTTATGCAGAACAAGATGCGGCCTTAACTTTAAAATTATGGCAAAGATTAAAACAAGAAATTGTTAAACAAGATTTACATGATGTTTGGGAAATGGAAATGGAATTACTTCCTATCTTAATTGATATGAGAAGAAGGGGAATTCGAGTTGACATAGATAAGGCTGAACAAATTAAAAAAGAATTTAAACAAAAAGAGGCAATTGTTTTAAAAAAAATTAAGGATGAAACTACAATAGGTGTAGACATTTGGGCCGCAAGATCAGTAGCGCAAGTGTTTGATCGAATAGGTGTTGATTACCCACGGACAGCGAAAACCGAAGAACCTAGCTTCACACAAAATTGGTTAATAAATTGTAATAACCCGATAGCGCAACTAATAAGAGAAGCAAGAGAAATAAATAAATTCCATTCAACATTCATAGACTCCGTTTTAAGATATACTCACAAAGGTAAAATCCATTCTGAAATAAATCAATTAAGATCTGACCAAGGTGGAACAGTATCAGGACGTTTATCATATTCCAATCCAAATCTCCAACAAATTCCAGCGCGTAATAAAGAGTTTGGAGACAAGATAAGAAGTTTATTCTTACCCGAAGAAGGTAAACAGTGGGGAAGCTTTGACTACTCACAACAGGAACCGAGACTTGTTGCTCACTACGCGGCATCAGTTTCAAAACAATTTGCAGGGGCCGATGAATTTATTCAAGCATATGAAGATGAGTCTGCAGACTTCCATCAAATAGTTGCGGACATGGCCGGAATTTCAAGAACGCAAGCTAAGACAATTAACTTAGGTTTGTTTTATGGAATGGGTAAAGCAAAATTAGCTAAGGAACTTGGTATAGATAAAGATAGCGCGGAGAGATTGTTGAATACTTATAATGATAGAGTTCCTTTTGTAAAAAAATTAGCAGTTGAAGTTACATCAAGCGCTTCTAAATATGGGTTTGTGAGAACAATAAAAGGTAGAAAGTGTAGATTTGATATGTGGGAACCATCCACTTTTGGTATGAATAAGGCTATGCATTATGAAGAAGCAAAAGCAATTTATGGAAATAACATTAGACGTGCTTTCACTTACAAAGCTTTAAATAGATTAATTCAAGGATCTGCTGCAGATCAAACAAAGCAAGCTATGATTGATTGTCACAAAGCGGGGTATCAACCTTTGTTACAAATACATGATGAATTATGTTTCTCAATCAATGAAGAAAAAGATGTTAAAATTGTAAAAGATAAAATGGAAAATGCAATTGATACATTGAAAGTTCCTTCTAAGGTAGATATTGCGTTGGGTAAATCTTGGGGTGAAGCTAAAGAATAATTGTTTTAGTTAATGTAAAAATTTATCAATTTTTTTTTCAAATTTATAATTTGATTTTTTTAAATCTTGGCAGATGTCATCGAACAAATGCCATAAATCTACTTCACTTTTTTTTAATTTTTTAAAACCACCAACAAAATGAGCTTTACTTGAAATTAGATCTTCTATTATTTCAATATCTTTAACAGACAAATAAACTTTAACACCTTTAACTTTTTTTTGAGACATAGATAGCCTACAGAATAATTGAAAAAATAAAAAATGCTAGTTTTTTTTTAACTAGCAACATCTAGAAGACCTTTTTTTGCGTCTTCCACACTTTGATCATTGATCTTTTTTCTAAGATCTTTGATTTTTATATCCATCCACTTCATGTCAGTAGTCACTCTACCCTGTGCTAACGCTTGTGTTGCCCACTTGGACTCCAACTGAAGTTTTTCCGATATTAACTTTTGTAGTGCCATTTCGGTCTACCTCCTCAAAGGTTAAGAAAAGGACATTGGGATCATGGAAACCAGGGCCTTCTCTTTCTATTACGTCTCCTGAGTCAACCTTCTTTACAAAATCCTCAAGGACGGCCTTATCGTTCTCAGCCTCAAGCATCTCATCGACATATATATTTTTATAGTTTGCTTGGACGCGATATAGCTTCATGTGGTATTATATATCAAAATGTGACAAGATTGCAATACTAAGCAGTGTTA